TTTCACTTTGATTGTAGGGGGGAGAAAGCAAGGTGGGGACGTGTAGATAGTACCTACTTGTCCTTTAAAGAGACAGTTCTTTATATTGCAAGCAGACTAACATAGCATTTTATTGCTATAATAAGAGAAGTTATAAAGAGTAAAGGAGGATGCTATGCTAAAAATACCAGTAAGCCAAACAACTACAGGTGATGGAAATGCAACTTTCAATTACAGTTCCCTTAATTACGGAAGTGTACAGGTTACTTATAGTGGAGGGACAGGCTCAGTTAGTATTACAGTTTATGCCTCTAACGAGAAGACACCTACGAATTGGGCTACTATAGGAAGTATATCTCTTGACACTACCACTACTACTGCGATCTATGACATCAAAGGGAGGTACAGACATATTAAGATGGTGATAGATAGCATAACTGATGGTAGTGTAACAGCGGAGCCTTTCTAATGTTTGAGTCTGCAAATATCACATCAAGTCAGATACAGAAAGCATACCTTGCTGCTTCAGGGCTTGACGAGGGTGGTCCTTCTTTCCACACTCCTCTGACACACACCCTGAACTCTATTATAGGTTATGGCCCTGCAACTCTTACCCGCTCTACTACTGCAACCGTAGAAGACTTTGAAGGACGGTTGATAGAGGTTAAAGCAAACGAGGCTCGCTTTGCATGGGCAAGGCGGGTTGAGAACCTGCTTCAGTATAGTGAGGATTTTAGTAATGGGAAGTGGCTTAAAAGTAATGTTACAGTTAGCAGTGATGCTATAGATTCCCCAATTGGAAGTCAGACTGCTGATAAGGTAAGTTTAACAGCGGTAAGGGGTATGTTAAGGCAGATATCAACTACTGTTCCTGATGGTAAGAAATTCATTGGAAGTGTATATCTCAAGGCAGGCTCTTTAACCAAAGCCCGTATAGGTATATTAGGTTCTTCAGGTGGTTTAGGATTTGTGTATAAAGATATTACTCTTACTACCACTTGGCAGAGATTTGCGATCACAGGTGATTTTACAGGTTTAACTGGGGGCGACTATGTGAGATTGCGTATATACCCAGGAGAGTACGATGTTGATTCCTCTGGTTATATATATGTTTGGGGGGCACAAATAGAGGATGTCACCGGCCAGACCAATCAGAACCCAAGCGAGTATGTTTCAACTAATGTCCTCTCCGCTCCCTACCACGGAGCAGGTGTTGACGGAGTTAAGTATTTCCCCTATGAGAATGGCAATACCGTTGATGCCAATGGTGTTGTCACGGAAGCTCAAGGCCCTGCTATATCCTCTACGACTTTAAAGGGTATCCACAGGGAGGGGCAGAGGACGAACTCTCTGCTTTATTGCAGGGATTTGAGTAATGCGGTGTGGAGCAACACAAACACCCCAGTTATTACACAGAATCAAGTTGGTATAGATGGAGTAGCCAATACAGCATGGACTATTGAGGATGATGGGGCAACCATTGAATATATATATCAAACACTTACAATCCCCGATGATAGTAATACACATACACTGTCTGTTTTCATTAAGAAGGACAATGATGAAACAAGGTTTCCAGAGATACAGTGTGTGCTAAAAGGTGGGACAACTCCTGTATATCACATTGTTCAAGTTAATACCAAAACGGGTGCTTATTATAACAGGATTAATACAAACAGCGATCTAACCGAAATAGAAGATTGGGGTGATTGGTGGAGAGTAAAAGTTAATGCAACAAATAACTCAAGCGGGAACACTTCTTTACAGGTGAGTATTTATCCGGCCGTTACCACCACTTGGGGGACCACCGAAAGTGCTGCAACAGGTTCAATTGTAATTGATTGGCCTCAAGTTGAGCTTAACTCCTCCTTTCCTTCCAGTCCTATCTATACTGAAGGCACTGCTGTTACAAGGAGTTCCGATATTTTGACTTATCCAGACCAAATACCATACGGGACAGCCTCATACACACTGTATGCAGAAGTAGAATTTGTTACTTCGTTTCCTGCACCATCTCATTTTCTTAGAAGAGATAGTTTTGGTCCTTGGACTTACACTATATTTGGTTACAATGGCCCTACAGGTTTTACGATTGCAGAGTATGATGGGTCAATGGGGCAGAGTGTGCTAAAGGCAGTTACGATAACTGGAGGGCAGATGTATAGGGTTATCAGTCGTAAGAACAGTAATTATACTGTAGGATATGACGGTTCATTGTCTTCAGGAGGATCTGTTATATCTCCTCGGTTAGCAACTGAGATGTATGTAGGTTCGTCTTCTGCTGGTAATGCACTTTATGGTTACATAAAAAATATCAAGATCTGGCGTAAGGCTCTTTCCGATGCACAGTTAGTGAGGGAGACATCATGAGCATGAGGTTGAGGAGCAATCAAAGATTCCACAGGGTCCTGGCAGTTATTGCTGGATTTCTAACTGGGATCCTGCTCTCATTTCTTCTTGAAGCAACAGGTTGCGGGGGCAGTCCCAGGGCTGATTTCAGTGATGTTTCCATCCTGTATGAAGGTGAGCAGTACGGAGACCTTGAGGTTATCTGGTATGAGACTGCCGAGTGTGTCGGGGTTGATGTTTCAAGATTCAATCCTGTGCATATTGTAATAGTCAGTGACCTTTTTCCGTGTAACGGGTATGATTTTGTGAGGGCCTGCATGATATCTAACTATGTTTACATGGCTGAACCTATCCTGATGCAAAGCGAAGGTGCGTTGTATGCACACGAATTAGTGCATTACTTTACAGGGCTTGAGGACGATGCTCATAAAACAGCAGAGGTTTTTGCAAGGTGCGGAAATATCAGAATTGAGGGATTCAGCTTATGAGACTCATTGAATATACATCATGGAACGGCCTTCGGAAACCAGTCCTGAAAAGGCTGCTACTTTATGGCGTCTGGACAACAGGGTTGATATACATTGTCTTCTATCTTGCTGATTTGATAGGGAGGTTGACATGGTAAGCGTTATTCTGACGATAGATCCTATACAGGATGAAAAACTGCTTGAGGGTATCAAGGCACAGTTCATTGATTTCTACATCGTCAACGAGCGTAACGGCAGGCATCTTGTTGATGCGGTGGTGAAAGACCCTGCTGTGATCCCTGAGCTTGAGCAGATGTTACAGGCATACAATCCTGTAATAGTTGGCATGTGGAATCCTGATGGCACAGAGTATGGCACAGAGAAGGTAATTGCAGAAGATGGAACTGAGGGGATTACAGGAACCCCTATATACCCTTTTGATAGTCAAGAGTATTTAGGTATGATGCCTGATGAGATTGTAACAGATGCAGATGGAAATGTAGTTTCGACTTTCCATCCTGCTCAGGCAAAAGAACTGCATAACTGGGCAGGGTGGAAGAAGAGGAGAATGTAAGGAGGGCGTCATGGGTCAAAAAATGACACAAACTGACACAGGAATATTCAGTTTTTTCAGGGAATCTGTTATAAATAAAGTATGATGCAATTGAAAATGGCTGTTGCAGCGGATGCGAAGATTGCAAAGGATCAGCACGAAATCAGGTGCCTGAACCCGCGATGCAGGAGGCTCCTTTTCAGGGGAGTTGTGCTTTATGCTGAAGTGAAATGCCCGAGATGCAAGCGGATCAGCACATTTGTGGCAGTAACAGAGAATTAAGGCTGCAGCCTATCGCCTGTAGCCTTTAGCCTGAATTTTTAGAGGCACTTTAGATGCCCGATTCGGTCGATACGGCCGGGTCGGGCTTTTTTTATCAAATTCTTTTTGGAGGTGCAGGATGCCGGAAAGATCAGTTGATATGAAGGCAGATGACGCAAAGATCGCCATTCTTGAACTGGATACTCCTGACGAGGTCCTTGCATTTATTGATGGCGAGGACAGAAAGACAGTTCTCAAGATTGCCGATGAGCGTCTGAAGGAGCTTGGCCATGATGGCCTGAAGGACGGCCAGGACACGAAAATTACCGACGACTCAAAGGATTTCAAAGGCCCTGGCGTGGAAGGCAAAAAGGATTATGTCAGCGGTGAGGATGTGCTCAGGCAGCTCAGGGCAAAAGGTGTGAAGATATGAAGACCGGGAAGGAGAATAGGGGCGGCATAGACTGCAAGGTATATGAGAAGACCTTTGAGGTCGGGAAGGCCTCCATATCGGGTGCCGAAGTTACTGATGAGGTCCTTGAGAAGATCAACCGCTATGCCCTGACATCGCTGTCTGAAGACGAGGTATATGTCAGGAAATTCCTGCTTGCCCACAATGCCATCGACAGGGATAACGAGCGGTTTCCGGAGGAGATCCTCGAACAGTTTGCAGAAACCCTTCCGGGCAAGGGCTTGCTGATCGGGCATGAAAGGCGTGGCCCCGGCAAGGGGCTGTTCTTCGATGCTCTGACAGAGGAGATATCCCCTGAGCGATTCCTTGAACTTACCGGGGAAGCAGCCAAGCTCCCTGAAGGTATTGAGTCGGTCAGGGTTCTCTGGGCCTGGGCATACATGGTCAAGGCTGATTTCAATGCCGAGATCATGACGAATATAGATGCAGGCATTTACAGGCATGTCTCGATCGGGTTTCGTGCGGCTGACATCAAGCCGGTCAAGAAAGACGTCAACAGCACGCCTGACTACTGGGAATATGTACCGCCGGGCGAGGCCACAGAGGGGTCGTTAGTCTGGCTTGGCGCACAGCCTGGGGCAACAGCCCAGAAGGCAAAAAGGGTAGATGATCAGGAGCCTCAGGCTCCTGAGGATAACAAGAAAGGAGGAGATGACAATATGCATGAATTCCTGAAGAAACTTTCAGAAAAGCTCGGCAAGACCTTCTCTGAGGAGAAGGCTGCTGATGAGATCGTGGCACTTATCGGTGAGAAAGAGGCCCGGATCAGCGAGCTGGAAGACGAGGTCAAGGCACTTGAACCCCTTGCCGAAGATGGCAAGGCCTGGCGGAAGGACCTTGTTGACCAGTATGTCACCCTGAGGACGAAACTTGAGGAGATCCCTCCGGATGACGAGTCCAGTCAGAAACAGGCGAAGGAGATCGCCCAGGGCTTCCCGATTGATTTCCTCAAGTCCGAGGTCGAGGTGCTTCAGAAGAGGGTCTATGAGAAGTACCCGGCAGAGAGCCAGGTGAAAGGGAATGACCCTGAGAAGGACCGTGACCAGTCAAAGGACTGGCGTAAGAATAACCCACTGAACCCGAACAAAAAGAGAAAGGAGGACTAAGATATGGCAACCGCAACGGTGAGAGACGGGATAAACCAGGTAAAAACCCTGAAGCTTGCCCACACCGCCGCCGTCTCGGCAGGTGATGTGATAGTGAATAATGGCCAGGTCTTAGTGGCTGTAAATGATGCCAGCGCCAGTGCCGACAATGCCTACATTTACAGGGGCAAGATTGAGGTGCCAAAGGAAGCCAACCTGGCAATTGCAGTCGGCGATGTCGTGTACTGGGATGCTACAAACGAAGTGGCCAACAAGACAAACACCAACACCAAGATGGGCATCTGCGTGGAGGCTTCTGCAGCTTCTGATACCACAGTGGTCGTGATGCTCGGTGAGAACAAGTAAGGAGGTGAATGAGACATGAAACTCTTCGGAGAAAAGATATTCGACTGGGGGGCAATCAACGAGATCCCCCCATCAGACCGGAAAGAGGCGATCATCGCCCGTGTGAACGAGTTCATGGAGGAAATCGAGAGCAAGGAGATTACATCCCAGAAGATCGTCGGTACAGACCCCAACCTGGGCGGTCCTGCACCGGTGGTCCTTGTACAGTCAGACACTCTTCAGGCCCCTGACAGGGGATATGAGATCCTCTTCGACGAGTTTGACATGAGGGAGAGCTCTTCCTCGTCTTTCGAGGTTCTCGACGTCACCGGCGGTATAACCTTTTTCCAGGTCGTAGAGGGTGAGGAGGCCAAGCTCTCACGGATACCCAAGACAGCCAAGACCGCTGTGAGCTATCTCAGGTTCATTGGCGGCTTTCCGATCCTTGACGACTGGCTCCGGTTCAACGAATACTACAAGATCGACCAGCTCACGGCAGACACCGTCAAGCGCTGGTGGGACAAGAAGGCGACCATTTTCTACGGTCTCCTGACAGCCCTTACCGGGATTGACGAGGCCTTCGACACGGACGATGTGACCACTATCAACAAGGCCTGTGCAAACATCCTGAACGATCTGCAGGCAGCCGGTTATGCCGTTGATGAGAACTCCCAGTTCGTGATCACCTGCAACCCTCTTCTGAGGGCAAGGATTTTCAAGGCGATCAACGCCTCTTTCGTAAACCCAAACAGCAACAACAACCAGATCGTCTTCAACATCAGCGCCGTGATAAGCACCACGAAGGTGGCATCAACAAATTACTGGGTCTCACTCCCGGGCGGGAAAAACCTCCGGGGCGAGTGGGATGACCTGAATATAAGGCCGCCACAGCGGAACGAGCTGAAGCTGGGTGCTGATCACGTATGGACTGGTGCCTATAACGGGATCATAGCCGAGAAGAAACAGCACAGGAAGTGCGCCCTCTCCTAACCCATGTCCAAGGTCAACACTGACGACATAAAGGCACTGGGCTTTACACCTGAGATGTTCGGGCTGGCGGATGACGCCAGCCTGGACATCTTTATCCAGCCGGTGATAGACGATGCGAGCGCCATGCTCAAGGGCATCCTTGGGGCATCCCTGTATGACTCCACCACACAGCCGGTTGCCTATCAGGTCAAGCGGGCTGAGGCCTGTCTCGTAGCGGGCGAGCTCATGCAGAGGAGGATCAACCGGATCCTGGGTAATGTCACCGGTGCGGGAGAGGAGATCAATACACGGAACGAGAGCAAACAGTTGGACAGATACAGGATTGAGGCGGAAAACCTGATCGCTGTCCTGACGGGGGATACGTCAGACGCTATCGGGATCAATACAAGCTCTCACTTTGACGAGACTTCCGAGCTGGGAGGGCTTGAGGTATGTTAGACATTCAGGTAACGGTTGAGGGGGAGAAGATAATCATCGAAGGTCTGGAATCCCTCGGTGACAATATCAGGCCTGCCCTTCAGAGGGCATTGGCGAAGATGGGAAAGGGGATACACAGAGAGGCTTACGATTTTCTCTCAGGCCCCGGGGCTAAGGGAAGCAATGCCCCTGCAGGAGGCTATCCCGTGCCGGTAAGGACAGGCACCCTCAGGCGGCTCCTCGACTGGCTTGAGCCTGGGGAGACCAAAACAGTTGGTGCAATGTATGATTGGCGGGATAAAAGTCTGATTACAAGTAGCGGCACCTTCAGCGCAGGCCCAATGGAGGCAATGGTCTATGACTCTGCAGAGTACGCAAGGGTGATCCATGAGGGCACACACACTTCAAGAGAATACGGCCGCAGACCATTTCTTGAGGACGCCCTTGAAAAGTTTAATTCAGAAGACCGTATCAGGAAGATATTTGAGGGCGAGATAAAAAGGGAGATAAAGAAAAGTGGCCTTTCTTGAGAAATTCAGGGCGATCAAGGTGCGGCTTGAGAATAATCAGGCCCTTCAGCAGTTCTGCCAGGAAAAGTTTGGCAAACAGTTGAAGGTTCTGACTGTTTTCAAGCAGAGGACTGAAATACAGATGCACGACCTGCCGATTGTCATGATTACGAGGCCCCGGGTGAGACGTGAGCCCCAGGGCAACCTGAGCAAAAAGGAGCACAGCGTATTTCTTTATGCAGGCTTCATGAGCAACGACAGGGAGCAGGCCCCTGAACTCTCAATAGAATTTGAGGAGAAACTCGAAGAAGCGGTCAGAAGGAAGACAAGCCATCCTGATGACCGGTCCTTCTATATCGCTCCGGCGGATTCGTCCAATGACGAGGGAAGATTTCATCCTGTTTATTTCCTCGTCATTGAGTTTCTCATAAAGGACAGGTAGCACAAGAAACAGAAGGAGGAGAAGAGCCATGGATGAAAAAAAAGTAGAAGTGAAATTGCTGAAGCAGCATACCCATGCCGGGAATGACTACGAGCCCGGCGATAAGATCAAGGTCAGGGAGAGCCAAGCGAAATGGCTTGCCTCGATCGGAGTGATCGAGAACACAGAAAAAGAGAAAGGAGGCAAGTAATAGATGAGCGCAAACGATTACACCATAGGGAAGGGGAAGCTCCTCTTCAAGCCAGACGGCTCTAACGGGTTCAGGGATCTCGGCAACTGTCCGGACTTCAAGATCACTGTTGATACCGAGACGATCGATCATTTTTCGTCACGTTCAGGGCTGCAGACAAAGGACATGGAGATTGTGAAGAAACAGACCGCCGTGGGGTCATTCACCCTTGACGAGCCGGTGATAGAGAACCTGCAGCTCTTTGTCATGTCCGGATCTCCGTCGGATATCTCCCAGTCTGCAGGCTCAACAACCGACCAGGCCGTGAACGGGTATCATGACCTCTGGATAGATCTCGGAAAGAAACAGATATCCAGCGTGGTTGTAACAGACTCCGGCGGCACAACCACATATACAGAGGGGACTGACTACGAGGTTGACACTGCAAATGGCCTCCTGAAGGTCCTTTCTGGTGGCAGCATCACCGACGGTCAGGCGCTCCTCGTTGACTACAGTTATGCCGCCGTGACAATCAAGAAGGTAGGCGCCGCCTCTGCCACCACTGTGAAAGGGCACATCTACTTTGCAGGGGACCCTCCGGCAGGCAGAAAGCTGGACGTGAAGGGCTATGTATCACTGAAGCCCAACGGTGATATGTCCCTCATAGGTGATGACTGGATGGAGATCGGGTTCAGCATGGAGTTCCTGCAGAATTCCGCCTATTCAGGGCTGTTTGAGGTGATTGACAAGGGCGTGGTGTAGGGGGTGATGGATGGAAGATGAACTGAAAACACTGCTTCCTGAGGAGATATACACCCTGGAGAGCGGGGAACAGGTCGTCGTCCGGCCTGTTCCCTTCGGAAAGATCAGGATTTTCTCAGAAGCACTGAGCCGCCTCTTTCTCCGTTTTGAGAAGGCAGACCTGAGCCTTGAGGATGTATCAGGGTTCAGCGAACTCTTTGAGGTAGCCACTGAGGAAGTGATCGGTATCATGGGGATAGTGCTTGATAAGCCCAGGGAGTGGTTTGACCGGATCAGCATTTCAGACGGCCTGGGGCTACTTGCTTTAATTGTTGAGCAGAACCTCACGGAGGAGGCCAAAAAAAGGGGCCTCGCCCTCTGGGAGAGGGTGAAAGGAGTCTTTCAGAGGCAGTCCAGCATCTGATAAGTGCAGGTCACAGATGGGAGGATATAAGAAATTACACCCCGGGTCAGATAAACCTCTTTCTGAAGGCAACAATAAGGGTTGAAAGGCGGCGTCTGGAGGAATTACTCCATGTGGTACACGTGGCCTCGCAGGGCAGCAGTAAGGATGTAAAGAAGTTCGTCCGTCAACTGAGGCCGCCGGTAGAGAAGGGAAGAGATGAGTTGCTCAGTGAAATAACTGGTAAAGGAAGTAATAAATGACAACTGCTGGCCATAGAATAAAGGTTGCTATTGCACCTAATGGCCTGAAAAGTATGGTTAAGGGCATGGCGAATAATCTGGCGACCCAGAATGTCATTGCTAAAAAGAAGAGTTTTTCTAATATAGCGAGGAACATATATGGCCTCCAATATCCTTAGTCTCATTTTACAGGTAAAAGAGCAGGGCAGTCAAGCATTCAGCAAGTTCAGGAATGGAGTGGAGCAGATATCTGCTGTCTCTAAGGCGTACCACGAGACCCTGAACAGGCTTAATGGCACTGCCGATGCCTTCAGAGACAATCTCAGGCGTCTGGCTGGTATTGTGGGGGCGGCAGGGCTTGCCCGGTCGTTCGTGGAGATCAACTCATCTGCCGAAAAGACAAAACTGATGCTTGAGGGTCTTACAGGCTCTGCCGAGGAGGCATCAAAGGCATTCAACTGGATACTGGACTTTGCAACAAGTGCACCTTTTTCCATCGATGCCCTGAAAGACAGTTTTGTGAAACTCAAGACTGCCGGTATAGACCCAATGAGCGGGGGTATGCGTGCTCTTACCGATGCCGTATCTGCTATTGGTGGAAGTAATGAAGATTTGAAACTTGTTTCGATGGCAATACAGCAAATGGCAGGTAAGGGCGTTGTATCTATGGAGGAACTCAGGCAGCAGATTGGCGAGCGGATACCCACCGCAATGAAGGCAATGGCAGAGGGATTGGGGATGACCATGTCTCAACTGAGTAAGGAGATCGAGCGGGGGAATGTCAGGGCATCTGAAGGGCTTGAGGCAATGTTCAGGAAGTTTGAAGAGTGGTATGGCGGACGTGGACAGAAAATGATGCACTCCTGGGCTGGATTGTTATCAAACATACAGGTTGCGTGGGAAAAGTTCGCCCTGGCGATTGGTGAGGCAGGGGTATTTGAGAAATTGAAGGGAATCATAGATGGTGTTCTGGAAAAACTTAAAGAAATGAAACAGTCAGGAGAATTAAAAGCCTGGGCTGACAGGATAGCACAGACGGTGACTGCCATTATACAGATATTTCAAACCCTTGCCGTTATGGTGGGCAAACTTATAGATGCCTTTGGCCCCTTTTTGCCTGTTCTTGCAGAACTGTTTGTCGGGTTCAAGGTGTTAAAGGGGGTGCTTGGAACATTGATAGGAGCCCCCCTGCACCTGGCGAGAGAATTCGTGGCACTGAATGATGCGTTTAAGACCCTGATGGCAACTAATATAGGCTCATATCTCTTATCGATAGGAGAAACGCTGAAGGGGCAGGCAACTGCTTTCAATCTTTTTTATACAGAAGTTGGCGCAACAGTTAAAAGAATGGAATTCAGTTTTGGAAAACTTGCCCAGACTGCAGGTATGTTTGCTACTGCATTTTTTGCAGGCTGGGAATTCGGAAAGTTGATCAGACAGTTAAATGTTTTTGGGCTTTCTATTGGTGAATGGGCAGAGGTGGCCATGGCCTATCTGGACAAGTTTTTTACCTGGCTCGGCATACAGTGGCTCAAGGCCTGGAAACTGGCAAAAGAGGTACTGACAGTCGGTATGGCTGATACCTCAGGGATAGACAGGCAGATCGAGGCACTCCAGAGGCACCAGAAGATCATGAATGATGTTATCAGGGAAATCAAGGAGGGGAGCAAGGCTCAGGAGGATCACCAGAAGGCGATCAAGGGCACCACTCAGGCGATTGAAGACCAGGGCAAAGCCGCAGTGAAGCAGAAACTCTCCTATGAGGAGATGCTCAAATCCATAAAGAAGGGCTCAGAACAGTGGATCACCCTCAAGAACCAGGAACTGAAGACCCTGAAGGCCCAGACGGACTACGAGATCGCCCTGGAGGAGAAGAAATACAAGGAGGGCAAGATCTCCCTTGAGGAGTACCTGAAGTTCCGGAAGGAGAAACTTGATGGGTATCTAAAAGAGGTGATCCGCCTCAAGGAGACGGAACTGGAAAACCTCAAGAAGGCGCCTGAGCCGGATGTTGAGAAGATAAATGCCCTGACCGAGGAGATCAGGCAACTCAGGATAAAGGCGGCACAGGATGCACTGAAGATAGATGCAGATATGAAGGCAGGCCTCCGGAAGCAGGAGGAGAACGCCTTTGCGTCGTGGAAGCAACTCCAGGAACTCCGCCTGCAGAGTTTGAAAGGGCGGATGGATCTGGAAAATACCATGGAGGAACAGGCAGTCAAGACCGGGGATATGCGGGAGTCAGAACACCTTGCCAGATCTCTTGCAAGATATAAACAGTATTATGAAGAACAGATAAATATCAAAACCGAAACACTTGGCAGGATAGCAGAACTAAAGGGCACAGAAAGCCAGGAGTACCGGAAACTCTACTCAGAGCGAGAGGCCCTTCAGAGGGAACTCCAGATCAAAATCATTGAATCAGAGACCCGGATCGCTGAGGCCCGGATGACCGAGGAGGAAGAGGCACAGAAATATATAGCTGAACTCACTGATGACAGGGTGAAACTTGCCGAGACAGAGGCAGAGGAAAAACTCAGGAAGGTCCAGAGATACTATGATCAGGGGCTCATTTCCGCACGGCAGTACTCCGAGGCAGTCAGTGAGATAGAGGAGCAATTGACCGCCAAGCTCAACGCCGAGATCAGCGACAGGTCACAGCAGCTCACTCAATGGGCTGACATCATAACGCAACGTGTCCGGAGGATGTGGGACTCTGTAAACAGTGTCATCAGGTCTTCTCAGGATGATATCAGGCAATATTTCGGAGGGGCTGCCGAGGCTCTTTCCATCACTACCGAGCAGATGCGGTCACAAATACAGTCCTTCCTGAATGCAATAAATTCCGGCACCTATGAGACATTCTGGAGTGCCACCCTCTTTGGCAGGAGAATGACCCAGATGGTCGGCACGAGCATCTATGAATGGGCACAACGTGTGACCGAATATGTCCAGTATGTCAAGAACCTCATGGCCTCACTGAGGGATACGATCCGGTCCTACCAGGAGCAACTCCTTCAGATGCGTGGCGACGAAGTGGCCCTTGTCGAGATGTGGTATGAGGAGGAGGTCCGGAAACTCAAGGAGAAATTCAAGGACCTTGAGGACTCCCCGGAATATCAGCAGGCCCTCCGCCTTCTCAGAGAACTCTATGAGGAGAAGCTCGAAAAGGCAAAGGAGGCGATGGAGGAGGAGGAAAATCTATGGGAAGATAACGAGGAGACGGCGAAGGAGAAATCAAAGAGCATGGGGGGAGCCATAAGCCGAAACATCATAAAGAACCTGAAGGACGCCGCCGATATGCTCAGGGCATTCAGGGGAGAGATGACCAGAGAGACCCCTGAGCCTTTCGGGGCAGGTGAGGCCGGAGGTGGCGGGATAGTTCCGGTTAATAAATGGGGTGAAGCAATAAACAGATTCAGGGAGGGTATTCAGCAGCCCTTTCAGGAGATAAAAAATGTACTTGGAGAGTTCGAGCTCGGCATAAACACGGATATGCAGATCAGGAAAGAGGTCAAACTGGATTCCTTTTTTCAGATACAGACTTTTGACATTGATACAACCAGACGCTGGCTGAAGGACACAGTATTTCCAGAATGGGAGAAATACATGAAGATGAAGGGGGTTGAATTCTGATGGCTGGCCAGCAGGCGTATATATTTCAAAAAAACAATCTCCTTGAAGGGGCATCAGTCTCCGGGCCGGTCTTTCCTTCCAGCCACCGCCCCCTCGTGGTTGCAAAGAGAAAGCAGGGATACGGTTCACTCTCCGTCCTTGGCAACTACACAGGTGAGCAGGATGCTGTCTTTGAAGTCCAGATAGAGAAGAACACCAGTTCAGATGCTCCTGTCGTCTCGGAGCCGGTCTTTGTCGGTGCAGGCTCCGGTGAGATTACTGATCTTTCAGCCTCCGGGCTGGAGCCTCAGAGGATTGTCATCCAGTGCACTGATACAGGCAGAGAGAGCGGGACGGCCGAGGTTGAGATCCTGGGTTACAGATTCAGGGCGAAACAGACCGGCTCCCAGGGTAACCAGATAACTATTGAGATTGACCACCGGGGCCTTGAGTTCGTTGAGACAACTTTTACGCTGCTGAATGCACTCCAGGCAGGCAGCAATGGCCTTACTGGTTCAGAGTACGACTGGGATACACAGGCGATCAATGGCGCTTTGGTGCCTGAAGACGCTCACCGGATCGCCTTTGAGGATGATCCGGTCAATGTCTACCGGCAGTACAAGAAACAGGAGAACGGGCAGTGGGTCTATTACTTCATTCCTGATATCCGCGTCGATTACCGGGCAGGCAGCAAAATCTATTTCGTCAACCTGGGGCGCACCGTCACGATATCTGACGGTGCAACAACTGAGACATATACCAACATCAAGACCATCGGTGAGCTCTGGGAACAGATCAGGGACAAGTCTTCGTTGATAGAACCGGTTGATCAGACCATCACGACCACACTGACAGAAGACAGCCCCTATCTCCTTGAACTAAATCTCACCACAAAGCCCTACAATATGCCGCCTGTGGAGGTTCCAAACGGCTCCGGCTATAACAACAATCTTGATGACATTGTTGTTGATGACACCGCCTATACGGAACTGATACAGGTGGAGTGCAGGAATACTGATATTGTCGGCAGGGAAAGATGGAATGTCCGTGGTTCTGTAGGTGGAGAATACGGCGATTTCTACACAGGCGATATGATAGACCTCGGGCATGTCAAATTCCGGGTACCCGTAAAACTTCCGGAGATGCCCGGTGTCGCTGATAATGACTGGTCATGGGAATATTCCCCGAAGGTATCCGGAAACAGCCCGGCCTTTGACGTGGAAGTGATGCTGGGCTCTGCCTCACGGCCGGCAATCTTTACCCTTGAATACAAGAAAAACCCCGACTATATCGACCCGAATCAGGGAGCAACCGGCAGGCCCTCCGGTAATCTTGAGGAAACCTGCCTGACGGATTTTACGCCCAGCGGCGGCTGTGGCTCAACGATATCACAGGGAGGAGGTGAGGCATGTATGAACTGTCTGTTTGAAGACCCTGAAATATGGCTGAATTATCGTGAGACCCAGAAATCCGAAGATGGCGAAATCACAGGCATGGTCTTGCATAGCGAATGCTACATATTGAATCTCTCTACCAATACGAGCTACTACCTGTACACTCTCTTCATTTCTCTCTTTGCTCGTAGAATCAAGAACCTCATAGGCGTGGCGCCTGATGATACCGTGATAGACCTGAACTCAAGGATGCAGACCCTCTTCAACAACATGACAACTACCTTGACGACCCAGACTGCAACCGGCTCAAGCCCTTCGAGCGCTCTTGATGCCGCAAAGGTGCAGGCTTCTCAACTGGGATGGTCAGCCATTGTCTACAGCAGGTATCAGAGGACAAGCTCAAATACCTGGACAGTGTATTTCAATTCGGTAACGATAGACTGGAACGAGATCAGGAACCTCAAGCGGGATATAGAAAACACTGAACTGGCCTATGCGTATTGTTTAAAAAAAAATGACAGTGATGATCCTTCTGGCTGTTACAGGCAACTGGACAATGCAGAGTATTACTGGGAGGTCAATGGCGGTTCGTACATGCCCGCCTTTACCGGCCTTCCCTACTACTCTGCCGTCCGTGATGCCACAGGACAGGTGGTGATCACAAAAGAGTTCGGCCTCTACATAGAAGAGCCGTCAGACGGTGCCTTTGAGGAGGGAGATACAATCACAATACAGATCGGCGACGGCGGGGGCTCTTCAATAGCCAGGACCTATCAGGTCGGCGACAGAATCCATCTCAATGTCTATGGCCCGCAATCAATCCGCCTCTCCGGTGGATCCGACGGCATTAATCAATACACCTGGCGTGTGCAGGGTGAGAAAGACTCTTTCCCTGACTATGCCATGGACAAGGATAACCCCGGGCTTTATACCTCAGACGGCCTCCGGTTCAGAATACTCAATGGAATTATCCCCTTCGAAGTTGGGGATGCATTCGTATTTTCGATTGAAAATACCTTTTTCAGGTGGAGAAAGGATGGCGGGGCCTGGTCGGCACAGACTCCCCTGTCAGATGAGGCAATAACATTGTCAGATGGCCTGAGTGTTCTTTTTACAAGAGGGGTGGAGCCGTCCTTTGAAAACGGCGATCTCTTCGAGATACATGCCCTGCAGGAAAATGCCCCGTCTAATCTGATAACCCCTGATATGACTGCCTGGCGGGGCAATGGAACACTCACTATAAGCCTCGCCGCTTCAGGCGATGTTGATACACTTGTCATCTCCGATCATAATATCCAGTCAAACTTTACCTTCCAGGCCGCAACGGACAGTGGTTTTACAAACATCGTCCACAACGAGACGATCTCTCCAACCGAGATAATCTGCAAGCGCTACAGTCCGAAATTCACAGCCCGGTACTTCCGGTTCGTCTTTACTGACTCGGATGTTCAGATCGGTCACATATTTCTTGGCACCGAGATGACACTCAGTCTCGATGCCGACAGGGTGACACCCTTCCGGGAGTTCTTCATAGACCGGACAGAGGGAGAGTCGCCCTTTTCGCTGACGAGGTATCTGAACCGTGGATACAATGTTGAATATGCCTCTTTCATATTGAATGACGATTTCCAGAAACTGGACGAGATGATCCAGTACCTGAAAGAGAATAATGACATGCCTTTCTTCTTTGTACCGAATACGACTTATACAGACGAGATAATGAAGGTGAGAGTAGATGCGGACAGGATCGAGATAGATTCGGATATAGACTATAACGCACCAAAGGGATCGAGGGCCTTCCGGCTCACCCTCCCGTTGAGGGGTTGAGGGATGCTCAGGATCACCGGAGAGGAGATGAAAAATATCCTCCAGGGCCAGCCCCCTGATCCGGTTGTGGTGTTTTACGGACATGATACTTACGAGTTCTCAGAAGCGGATTATCTTATTGAGATACCGGATCTTACAGAAGACCTCTCAGACTCGAAACGATATGAGGTTTCAAACATGACAGTTCGCCTCAGGAATAGAGGGTTCTTTTTTTCAAGGCTTTTCTTTTCAGATCCGCCCTTCAGGCGGGTGGTGGCGATCCGGTTCTGGGGGAGCCTTACCATTTTTCGCGGGGTGGTTTCAGGGTTTGCCTTAACACCAACAGAGGTAACATTGACCATAACGGCATAAAGGAGGTCCAAGATGGCAGAGATTTTTAATGTACACGGTCATGACGGGTCGGGATGGAATATCGCCATCGCCGATACCGACAAGATCGGCTTCAATGGTGCCAATTTCGGTGATTCCGTATCCGTCGGCGCCTTTCAGGACAGCACCCACAAGACGGATGCTAGCATGTCAACGGACGGCTGCACAACAAATCATATCCGTAACTGCAAATATGTATCAAAGACACAGGTCAGCCTGAACGGGGCAGCAGCGGTCACGCTTGACACATCGAACGTGGGGCAGAATGACTGCACTCTCCGGTGGCAATATCAGGACGATGCAGCAAACACTACACTCTCGAATTGTAAATTTTTCGCTTATGATGGCTCCACTCCCGCAAATCCGCCCTCTGGTGTGACAGTTCTGGCCTTTGAACATGACGGCAGTCAGATCAACAAGGACAGGTTATCTGACAATGCCGGTGACGGCGGGGCCTGGGATTCTGCAAAGGGGATCGGGGGTTCGGCTAACGCCCTTGTGTTGACAAACCAGGCGTCTGCAAGCATACACAACTTCTATATCGGGATATCCGTCTCACCAACCTCCCGGGGGCTCAAGACCGCATGCAGGTTCCGGCTTGAGTTTGATGTTCAGTAAGAAAGGGGGTTATCAATGGTGACCATAAGAGACTGGAGGGCCCGGCTATGTTGCGGCCGGGTCCTGACCGGTAAGGATGCAGGCTCATTCGCAAACGTAAAGACCCGCTTCAAACTCTCCGATCTCTGGGTGGAGCTGAACGGCAGGGAATACCATGCGCCCAGGATTCCTGGTCTGAAACACGAGGGGTTCGACTTTTATGTATCCATGTCCGTTGAGGGCTCCAGCCTCAGGGCTGTGTGTTACAAGTTGATTACTTATTACAAGGGGTTCAGGCTTCAGAAGATGGTCTTTCCCGATGGAAGAGAGGAGATTCTGAGACTTGCTTAAGACCTTAGACAGGGATGCTGTAATCAAATCCGAAAAGATGTTCTATCTGTGGGAGGAAATCCCGCATTCTCCTGAAACTATTTCAACGCCTTCTCTGTCCTTCTCTGGTGATGATGTCTACCAGCAGTATACCCTCCCTTTTTCTTTCCCTTTCTATGGGACGGGTTATAACAGCATGGGAATAAGCACAAACGGGTTTGTCGATTTCATACATCAGAGTGCAGATTATGACATTGACATCAGGGTTGGGAACTCTATTATCAGCATCTGGGATGTAGATCTGAGTTCTGCATCCTTCGGCAGCGTCGATGTAGAGAACAAGACCGACAGGGTTGTGATCCAGTGGAAGACGGAAACTTATGATGATGCCGGTGATTCAACAAACGAGGAAAACATCTTTCAGATAGTTCTGTGCCAGAACGGAGAAATATACTTTCACTTCCTGAAGTTTGGCTGTTCGAACTGCTCCTATGAATATAAATTCAGCGGCAAAGGTGATATCTGGAACCAGACAGGCATCGCTGCAGGGGACGGGGATATGTATCTTCTCCTGTCCCGCGAACTGCAGGCCATGCCACCGGAGATTGGGGCTCAGAGGAGTTTCCGGATTGCTCCTGGACCGGCTGATCTCGATATCGGCGCTGTAGTATCAGGGGCAGGAGAATTTAACCGGGACGGCATCCTGAAAGGCGAAGGGCCGGCAGGCAGGGAGGCCCCGGGGATCCTGAAGGGCAGCTCTCCGGGCACAGCCTACATAGATGCCATTCTTGACGGGACGGATCTTGTAGAAAGGGGTTTTCTCCTCCCTGGCAGAAACCTGCTGGAAGTTGACGCTCTGCTCAGGGCAGAACATGACGATATCCTGACAGGGCGGAGGCTATACCTTTCTGATCCATTGAATCTCAGGACATCTGCCGTGTATCGTTCTCCTCAGGAGATTTTCACTCTTCAATGGCTCTATGGGGATTTTTCCATGACCCAGGTCCCCTGCCGTGCAATTGATGATACCGGCACGCGCTATCATGTTGCCGATCATCCGTGTCTTGAAGTGTCAAAAGTATATGTCGATGGTGCAGAGGTAACAGCAGGGTTCAGTATATATCTTTCCCGCGATGATGCCACAGGCCGGAGAATAACGCTTGTTGAGTTTTCAGAGCCTCAATATCTCAGGCAGGTGGCAGTGTCATGCAAGGGAAAACCAGACTGGCGGGGCCTCCTCATAGAATCACCGGCAGATATTATCAGGGATGTCTTTCTTGAGATGCAGGGCTACAGCCCTGATGTCATAGATGAGCAGGCCCTTTCTGAGTTCTATGCAGAGTCTATCCGGCGGAACATCCAGCTTTCAGTCAGGATTTCCGAACCTCTCACCGTCCGGGCCTTTCTCGACGAAATCGCCAGGAACATAAACGCTCTCTGGCTTATCTCTGACGGCAGGAGCATCATGAGGTATGTTTCATGGTAAAAACGACTGACAGAGACCTGATCCTCGAAGGCTTTACAAACTCAGAGAGGGATCTCATCATCAAGGGGACCACTCATGATGAGAGAGAAACCGCTGTTATTATCCGTGGCAAGGCAGGATCAAATACATCCAGGGACTTCATCCTTGACGGGACTGATCTTCTTGAGAGGTCAGGGATCACGGAAGGCAGGCCTCTCATTGAGGCAGAGGCCATCATCAGGGGGGAACTGCCCGTTGATACCCGGGTTGCCTACCGCTTCAAAGAAAAGGAGCTTGACGGCTTTACAATAACCGGCACACTTTCTGAAATAGTGAACACCCTGACTGTCCTCTTCGGATACAATCACTACCTGGGCCGCTATACTCGGGCCATCACCAAGAAAAACCCCGCTTCAGAGGCCATGTATGGGGCCTCACAGAAAACGATTGAACTCCCCATGGTTCAGGACCCGCTCACTGCAGGAAGAATCGCCTCAGATTCCCTCAAGGCCATGTCATGGCCATCATTGAGGGCATCTTTCAGCCATGACCTCAGGAGCGCCTTTCTTGAAACAGGTGATATCGCCACCCTAACCCACTCTGCAGGCATCGGTATGAGCGGCTGGGTGGACAGGGAGGCAAGAATCATCAGGAAGGTTATCTCCCTTCCCAGAATCAACTATACCGTTCAGATACCGCTCTACGACCAGGCGGATGACTCGTCGTTTTCCAGGATTGAGTTTGTCTCACAGGTTGAGACAATCTATGCGATTACTGAAGGCGGTCTTTCGATAGGCGGAGGAATCACTATATCGTATGAAGAAGGGATCGCAACCTTCACCGTCTATGCCGACGTTTCGGGCTCCCCTCCAATCGAAGGGGCACGATTAGAGATAAACGGAGTTGTCAAGTTTACCGACCAGAATGGCCAGGCACGTTTTCTCCTTGACCCCGGGACCTATACAGCATATGTCTCGGCAGCAGGGTATCAATCAGCCCAGTTTTCATTCGTTCTGTGATGAAGAGATATCGCATAGGATTATCTCCCCTCTCCGGAAACCGGGACGGCCTTGATGCCCTCTTTACCCGGGGATACGATATCAACGAGATGCTCCGACTGAGAGAAAGGATGCTTGGCAAAGATCCTGATCCGAAACTGATTGGCATTCTCGGAGAAATATTGAGAGACTCGAATATCTCAAGAGCCAGCTTTCAATCAATCGGCCTTCATCCCCTCTTTGGTCTCACACCTGCAGTTGTCTCTCCCCTACCCCCTTCAGGGCCAGGGGAGAGGGACTTCCTCATGCTCGCGACAGGAGGGGATACATATCAGCCTGGAGACTGTTCTTTCTACGACGACTTTTCTTCTGTAACTCCCGAATCCTTCTGGAATGCTCCGGTCGGGACAGTCACATTCAACGGTGGGAGTGTTACGTTCGGCGATCCCAAGGGGACGACTGCAAATTATTACAATCACTACCTTGAGAGCAAGGACGCATATGATGGTGATCTTGACATAGAGCTCTACATCAAAGATTTCAGCGAATTCACCGTTGATGCTGGTGCAGGCGATGAAGACTACGAGGCATATATTGAACTCGTTCCTTCAGCGGGCTCCCCTTCTCCGGTGAGAGTGTTCAGGGGCATATATTATCCATATCAGACCAGTTGGAATTTTGTTGCCGGCGGGACTGGCGTCGGATCTGTTGAGTATCCCAGGACTTATGCCTATATCAAGCTGAGGCTCATAAGGAAAAACGGTATCGTTTCGTTCATGTACTATCTGAACGGCTGGAATACATTAGGAACAGCCACCTACAACCATGAGGTAAAAATCCGGATCGGCCTGGAGTACAAGTCACATACACAGTTTTCTGGCACTGCCGAGGTTGACGATATCTGCATCGTCTTCTGAAAGATTTTAACTGTAGTCAAATGTAGTCAACCCACCCCTCAGAAACACCCCTCTTTAGAATATGAAAAAGCCCCGCAAAGCCTTGCGGGGCTTGGTTTCTGAGTGGTGAGCCGTGAGGGAATCGAACCCCCGACCCGCTGATTAAGAGTCAGATGTGTGATATATAAATTTTCTTTTAAAATCAATTAGTTTCACCATTATTTTTTGAGTCGCAAAAGACTGCATCGTTCGGAGCCATATCAAGCCCTGCCTGTGCAAAAGCATCCCTTTTATGTTGTAAAAGCACCTTGGTGTAAAACTCTGTAGTGGATATTTGTTCATGTCCCAGTATCTCCTGAATGGTTCTAAGATTGATGCCCTTGCCGAGCAGGTGTGTTGCAAGGCTGTGTCTTAGAAGATGGGGATTGATCTTCTTTGTGATGCCTGCCCTTTCCTTGGCCCGTCTCAGTGCCTTTCGGATATCTGTAACAGGTTTCCTCCTGTCCATAGGCGAAGGAAACAGCCACTCAGAGCCATTGGACCTTGCAAGAACAGCAAGTTCATGATAAAGCCATTCGGACATTGGAAGGATATCCGTCTTGCCGCCCTTCCTGTATATCTTCACCGTTCTGGCCTCCATGTCCAGGTCGGACCATTTAAGGTGTCGTGCCTCGTTGAATCTGAGCCCGAGGTTGAACAGCATCAGAAAAAGCACCCGGTACATCTGTGAATCTGCCGCCGCCATGAGCCGGACAGCTTCATCGAAGGTCAGGACGTTCGGTATGGGTCGCTTGTAGGGCAGTCTGTCCCTTTCAAGCTTCTTCGGAGGAGTTATACCTATAGTTTTTTTTGCCCATTTCAGAAAGGCGAAGAAGTAATCCAGCTCCTTGTTGATAGTCCGGTTTCCCCTACCTGCAGTTGTGGGGCTCTTCCCGCCGTCTGTTCCGGTCAGCTTCTGTTCTATTTCATGCTTCCTCTTTTTCTGATAGAGCTGGAGTGTGGCATTTGTCAGATCCTGGATTTTCATATTTCCAAAAAAGGGGATGATGCAATTATGAAAGCAGTTCTTTTTGTCATGGTAGGTCCTCTCAGCCTGGTGAAGGCGGACATATTCGAGGTATGCTGGAACCAGAGTCCGGATGGGGTCTCTTGAAGAAGCCAGTGGGGATTTTTCTTTCTTTAATTGCTGTTCAATCAGCTTTGCCGTCTCTTCAGTTGTGCCCTCCGGAAGTGAAAACCGCCGCCGTTTTCCCTTCCGGCCATGGGGGTAGTAGTCTACTACCCAGTGCCCTCTTTCAAAGCGAGTGGCCATGAATCACCCGTGATGCCACCAGGAGCCGAAGCGTGCGGCAAGGTATCCCACGATCCCGCCGAGGGTAAGCAGCACTCCGATTCCTGCAGTGGCACCGGCGGAACTGGATGACCCTGAGCCGGCAGCCATAAAAATCAGGAATATTCCCACGAGAAGCGCCATCACGCTTGCAAGGGTGAGTTTTTTCCACTTCTTGCCGGTGGCCTCGATGGTAACAGGGCTTTTTTGTGGCGCCCCGCATGAGGGGCAGCTTATCGCCTCTGTCGAGATCTCTTTCCCACACTCCTTACATTTTGTCAGTGCCATGGCATTACCCTCC